CTTCAGGAACCGGCGCACGGGGCTGACGAGCAGCCCGACGTCGCTGCCGTGGCTGGCGCCGCCCGCCCAGCCGATCGCCGGGCGCTGCCGGGGCCTGCGCTCCATGTCCAGCACCCAGCCGGGGACGCAGTTCGGCAGCGCCAGGACGTTGCCGTTGCCGGTGTGCTCGCGCATCACCGCGGCCAGGTGCTCCGTGGTCACGGTCACCAGGTCCGATACCTGGGCCTGGTGCATGACAGCCTCGCGGACCTCCGGCTGGCTGTAGACGTGGTACGCCTGCCAGTTGACCGGGGTCACGGAGAAGACGTCGTCATCAATCTCGTAGACCAGCCGGCTGGACGGCCCGCGGGCGCGGCGCCAGGTGCCCATGCCCGCGTAGTGATTGAACCGCTGCCCGATCACCACGTCATGCTCGGCCATCTCCGCCAGGGTGATGGGCCGGTTGCCCTCCTCATTCCCGCCGGAGCGGAAGGTCACCTCATGACCGTGCCGGGCCAGCTCCTCCAGGGGGACCTTGATCCGGTAGTACATGCAGCCTGACCCACCATCATGGCCTGCGAAGATCCTCACGAGAAGACACTGTAATACGCTGCTGAATGGTCACGGCCAGCGCCTGCGTGAGCGCGCTGATGAGATTGTCAACGCGCTTGCGCTCGTGCACCAGGTCAGCGCGGACCGTGTGCAGGTCCTGCGACCCGGCGTAATGCCGTAGCAGCTGCTCCAGCAGCGCCCGGCCCGCGTCATCAGGCAGCGTCATCGTCGGGGGCTGCGCGGTCCCGTCCGCCTCGTCCCAGTCCGGAAGGCCCTCCCGGAAGTGCAGGATACGACGCGGCGATCCCTCGAACTTCATCGTCACCCAGATATCGACGCCGTCCGCCATGATGTTGCCGGTGACCTTGACCTCATGCACTGGCCTCTCCTCCCGCTGGCAGCCGCTCATGATTCCCGCACCTCGTCCTGCACCCACCAGCGGTCATGCCCGGTGGCCCTCGTGTGCTCCGAGGCCCACTTCCCCCGGTCGGCCGCCGAGCCGAAGGGCATGATCAAGGGCTTTCCCGGGTTACCGCACTCCCGGCACACGAGCAGGAAGAAGATCTCGCTCACGCGCTCGCGCTCACCCCCGGCTCGTGCCAGCGGACAATGACTCCGGCCTCCGCGAGCATCTCCTTGCTGACCGCGATGCTCTCATCCCACTGGGCGTCGCCGCGCTTGACCTCGACAACCACGAGGACGGCTATCCCCGACTGGATGATGGCCCTGGCGCAGTCCGCGCAGGGGAACCACGGCAGGTACAGCGACGACCCGAGCAGGGACGTGCCCGTCCGGGCCGCGTTATAGACGGCATTCCGCTCAGCGTGCTCGGTCCACAGGTACTTGGCCGGGCGAGCGTGCCGTTGCGCTACATCGTCGCCAATGCCGCGCGGGAAGCCGTTGTACCCGGTGGAGAGCACCTGGCCGGCCTCGCCCACGATCACGCAGCCGACCTTCGTACTGCGGTCCTTGCTCCAGTACGACACCAGCGTGGCCAGGTTCAGGTACCGCTCGTCCCACTTGGCGCTCACCACTCCACCGTCCCGGTCGTCCACACGCCGTCCTCGTAGTAGCGCCTCATCCCCTGGTACAGGAACTGCATCTCCTCCGGGGACAGGAACAGGTCCCGGTCCGTAGCGTCATCGTCGCAGTCACCGAGGCGCTCGACGCTGATCCAGGCTTCGATGACCCGTCCGTCCTCACTGAGCTCAGACGGCTCCAGCGTGACGCGGGACTTCACTTTCCCGCCCCGGGCGCGGCCATCGCCGCCTCGATGCTCGCGCCATCCGCGGCCATGACCAGCCGGGCCTTGCTTCGCATGCTCGGCTTGCCAGCCCAGTCACTCATGCCGGTGAGGATACTCCATGAGACAGCAGCTCAGTCAGTCCCGGTAGCCATGCCGCGCCCCGGCAGGATCGCTCCCCCGGCATCCCACGGAGCTTCCTTCCGCGGCGTCCAGCAGGAGATCCCCTCCTCCGCGTGGCTGTGGTAGTACGCCAGCTCCTCGCTCAGGTTCCGGTAGTCCTCGTACCAGGCCACGTGGTCGGCAACGTACGGGAAGCCCGTGCGCATCGCGCTGAAGGAATGGCAGCCCATGTCCATCATCGGGATGTGCACGGCCAGCGTAGTGTCGACGTCCGCGTGATACACGCCGTGCTCTACCTCGTGATCCCAGAAGTGCGCTTCCCAGCCGATGACGTTATCGCGCTGCGTGTAGTGCTCCGGGATGCGGTCGATGCGCAGCCCGAGGCCGATCTTGTGGTAGTTCGGGTGCCTGTCGAGGACTTCCGACAGGTACTGCGGCCAGTCGGGCGGGCATTCCTGCGACGGTATGACGTCCGGGTCATTCACGACGTACTTCTCCCGGGCGCACGCCCTGCGGAACCAGTCCCGCTGCCATAGGTCCCGCGGGTTGCCGCCGCCTTCGTCAACCACCGGGACGCCCGACTTCTTCAGCTCCCTGAGCCAGTCCACTGCCCCCGGCCAGGTACTGCCGTGGTCAACGATCGTCGTTTCAAGGCCCGCGGCCTGGAACGCCGCAAGGCACTGGCGACCGTACGTCACCCGGTCACGGAAGATGATGAAAGCTTTGACGGGGATCACCTCACTGGTAGTCAGGCCATCCTGGCCGCAAGTCATGGACCAGGGGGTTCGCCTGCGTCGCCCAGATCTCCGCGGTCCAGCGGTTCTCGTTCTCCGGCGGGGGCAGCCGGCGCAGGTACGATGCCCGGGCCCACCAGAAGTTCCCTCCGAAGAACGGCGGGTCCTGCGGGTAATGGTCGTTGGAGACGTAGTGGCATCCGACCATGTCATGGCTGCCGAGGAGCGTCACGCAGTCCTCCCAGCCGCGCACGACGTGACGGGTCATCGACCGGCGCCAGGCGTGGTTCGTGTCCGTGTCGCCGTAGGCGCCCTTGGCGTGCGCGTAAAGGACCGCGTACTCACCGGGGATCTTCTGGACGTCGTCGTAGATGGCCTGGAGCGTTACCTGCTCCCATCCTTCCTCTGCCTCGCGCCACTGCGCCGGCTCGGGAATGCACCAGTTGCGGCACAGCAGGCCGATCCGCTGCCGGGCATTGTCCCGGTCCCGCGGCGGTCCAACGAGGCCAACCGTGATCGCCGTCTCGTCCAGGCCGCTGCGGCCCATCGCGGCGAAGTGATCCCGTACCGGGTCGGCCCAGGCCCCGGCCGCGAAGCAATGGTAGTAACTGCGCACGTCCAGGCCGTTCTTGCTCATGATGCCCATGTCAGTCTTCCGCCAGCTCCTGTTCAGCCAGCTCCCGCCCGAACCGCTCCGCCCACTTGCTGGCCTTCTTCCGGGCCTTGGCCGAGCTTTCCTCGCAGTCTGGCAGGTCCGTGCCGTCCAGCGCGTTAGCGGCGAGGTTGGCCAGGTCGCGCATGTGCTCGGGCTCGAAGGCCCCGCCGAGGTAGTGCATGCCGGCAACCGTGCGCACCCACAGCAGGGCGTTGCGGTACCTCTCCTCGTGCTCCCGGGCAACGTCGTACTGGCGCTCCAGGTCCCTCACCCGCTGCTGCGGCGCAGGAGCATGACGTTCCCGGTCATGGCCGTCCGTCATTGCTGCCCCTGCCTGTACAGGGAGGGCCAGGCATCGCTGGTCTCCGCGTCCACGCTCACGTAGCTGACTCCCGCGTCCAGCCAGCGCTCCACGAGGTCCCAGTCCTCGGTGAAGGACGCCGGCCCCCAGGTCCCGTGCGCCAGGATCTCCCGGCGGTGCATGATCATCGGGGTTCCCACGTTGCCGCAGGCCAGCGGTCCCCAGCCGGTCACCGACTCGTGCGGGCCGCCGTGGCACGTCATGCGGCTCACGGCAAAGCCCGCCTCCGGGGCCGCGTCCAGGGCCGCGGCCATCAGCGCGCAGTGCCGGGGCCGGAGGGCGTCATCGTCATCGCAGTAGGTGACGTACTGCCCGCGGGCCACCTCCAGGCCGGCCAGCCGGGCATGATGGCCCCAGTGCTCGCCGGCGGGATGCTCCGGCAGTTCCCGGTAGACGACGTTGCCCCAGGCGTTCTTGCCGCACAGCATGCCGAGCACGATGGCCAGCGTGCTGTCCGGGCCGTCGCTGACGATGACGTGCTCAACGCTGTCATAGTCCTGCGCCTGCACGGCCGGGACGCAGCGGTCCATGAGCATCGCGTGCCGCTGCCACGTGGGGGTAACCACCGATACCAGGGGCTGGGTCATCCCGGCCACTGGTCCGGCACGTTGATGCTCCGGTTGAACTCGGACAGCGACTCGGGGGTGAACGGCGTCCCGCCCAGCTTCGCGATGTCGGCGTTCAGCTGGCCGCCGCGGCTGTAGGCATGCCAGTTCTGGAGGTCCGTGCTCGTCAGCGCGTAGGAGGCGGCGTAGACCTCATCCGGGCCGGACTTGCCCACGGAGTAGTGCATGTGCTCGATGACCACGTCGTCCAGGTACGTGATCCCGCAGGCAGTGCCCCAGGCGAACCAGCCCACGTCCACGTACATGTGCGAGATCGTCGGCGCCCCCGCGTAGCCGAGGGCCTGCACCACCTCACTGCGCATGAAGATGTGGCAGCTCATCGACCCGGGGTCCCGCGGGTACAGGTCGTTGCCGAATGCGAACGGCGTGCTCTCCAGGGCCTTGAGGATGGCCGTGTCCCAGCCGGGCGTGCGCGGCACGTTGTCATCGCCGAGGGAGCCGACCGCCCGGTACTGCCCGGCCCGGGGGACGGCCAGCTCATTGGTCCACGCGGTGACCCGGCGCAGCCCGGAGCGCACCTCGTACTCCACGCCGGGCAGCCGCGGGTACTGGCCCTCGTCGTCGTCGTCCAGGCCGACCGCCAGCACGGTGTCCGCCGTGCAGGTGTCCTTCATCGCCTGCGCAAGCCGGGCGATGCTCGCAGGGCGTCCCCGGCTGGGCACGGCGACCAGCAGGTCCCTCATGATCCGACCACCGTCAGCCAGGGATACGACGGCAGCAGCGGAATCTGGTCCTGCGGCATCGGGAAGCGCTCCATCTTGAAGGTGTCCTTGCTTGATGACCGGTAGTAGTACACCGGGGGGTCCGGTAGCCATGCCTGGCTCACGCACTTGCCGCTGGCCCGCACCCCGCTGCTCCAGCGGCGCTCAGCCTCATTCCCGCCCTCCCAGGTGCCCAGCAGCGCCAGCTCCCGGCGGATCGGGTTGAACTGGGTGATGTCCCGGAGCAGGATGTCCGGCCGGTTAGTCCAGTTCGAGTGCGCGAGCGAGTGCTCAACCGGGACTTCCGGAACGCCGTCCGTCGTCCAGCGCACCATGAAGCCCACGTAATCCGGCTGCGCCTGGAGTGCCGCCATGATCCGCGCCACGCCATCGGGGGCCAGCAGGTCGTCGTCATCGATGCAGGAGACGTACTGTGTCCGGGACCTGTTCAGCAGGGTCTGCGTCTTAGCCCCGTAGCTGTCCTCCAGGTTGTCCCGGTAGATCAGCGCGCCGAATCCCGGCTGCCATTGCCGGTTAAGGTCAGCGAGCAGCTCCAGCAGCGTCACGTGCCGGTGCGGGATCGAGCAGATCAGGACGTCCCAGGTCACGCCCGTCATGGCGCCGTTCCCAGCGCGTCATCCCCGTTCGTCCCTGCCCGGTAGCCCGCATCGAACAAGGCCGCTCCGATGCGCATGTCCGCCTCACGCTGGCCGTCGTCCAAGTCCTCCCAGGGCAGTAGCCAGGACGGCTTCGGGTCCGGCTGCTCTCGCGCCCACTGCACCCAGACCTGGCGGACGAGCCTGCCAACTAGCTCCCGGGGCTCTGACCCTCCTGGATGGCGTTGGATGCCCGGCACCCGGCCCCCCGGCCTGATAACGCCCCAGAAATGCTGGTCGCCCGCAGGCGGGGGAATCTCGGAAATGGCCGCGGCCGGGTAAAGCCGGAAAGGCACGGCACTGGCGACGTTCACCGGAGGGACGGTCTCCAGGGTGGAGCTGCTGGCGTCATACATCCACTCCCGCAGGAGCACTGGATCGGCATTCTCCAGGTACAGCCACCCGCACTTGCCGTGCATCCTCACGTCACAGCACCGCCTTGATCTTGCGGACATCCTCGTCCAGCTCTCCGCGGCAGTACTCGGCGAAGGCTGCCTGGCACTGCGCCGAGGTCTCCTCCGCCCGCCGGTACGTCTCGTCAGCCGGCGCTTTCCCGGAGGAGTGGTGCAAGTGCTCAATGATCACGCCGGGGAGGTACTCGATCCCGCAGGCCGCGCCCCAGGCCCCCCAGGCGTCGTCCACGTACATGTGAGTAAGAGCCGGGACGCCGATATAGCCGAGCGCCCGGACGACTTCACTCCTGGTGAAGACGTGCGTTACCTGAGAGCCGTGCGGGCGCAGCGGGTACAGGTCGTTGGCGTACGCGAAGGGCTGGCGGTTCAGGGCCTCCATGATCCGCACGTCCCAGCCGGGCGTCTCCGGCACGCAGTCATCACCGAGCGCCCCGATGTACCGGTACTCCCCCACGGCGGGCACGGCCAGCTCATTCGCCCAGGCGGTAAAGCCGCGCAGGCCGGCCCGGACTGCATACTGCACGTTCCCCAGCCGGGGGTAGCTTTCCTCGTCGTCCTCGTCCAGGCCAACGAGGAGCGTCGTGTACCCCTGGCAGGTAACGTCCATGGCCTCTCGCAGCCGCTGGATATTCTGCGGGCGGCCCCGGCTGGGCACCACGACGAGCAGGTCCCTCATAGCAGCCAGTCCTCCTCGGCTAGCCTGGTCGTGTCACTCTCATACCCGGCCCCTGATCGCGGGCCACGGGTGAAGACAAGGCAGGTACAGTCGGCGATGGCCTTCCACGCGTGAGGAGCCCCGGCCTCTTCCCGGGCCATCTCCCCCGGGCCAAGCTCACGCTCGCGGATGCTCCCGTCCTGGAGCCGGATAGCAATGAGGAGCCTCCCGGAGACCACGTACGTCCACTGCACGGTCTCCCGGTGCACGTGGTTCCCGCGGACAGCGCCCGCCCTGGTGATGATGCGCGTCACGGAGTCAATCGGGGAGACGACAAGGTCCTCGATGTAGCCCCGGTCGTCCCGGAAGCTGCTAGGCACCGGCGATCCCTGGGCTGGGAAGCGGGACGATGAACTTGCCCTGGTAGCCGGCCGCGCGCAGCTTCGGCATGATGTCGCCGGCGATGTGCCAGGACAGCATCAGCGCGTACGCGGGCTGGTCCTCGATGAGCCGCTTCTCGTCCACCACGGGAATCTGCGTGCCTGGCATCAGCTGGCCGATCTTCTCGCTGCCGGGTACCTCGCAGACGCACGTGACGTACTTCTGAACGCCCGCGTAGTGGAGGAGCGGCGTGGCGCGGGTGGTCGCGCCGATGCCGTACACCTTCTCCTTCTCCTGGACGGTGATCTTCCATAGCATCCCGCGCAGCGCCGCAGCGGCGCCCTCGGCCCGGTGCTGGAGGCCGCCCCGCTGCTTGCGGGCCCGCACGCGGAACGACCCGCCGTGCATCGGGGTCTCCTGCGAGCTGGTGACCCGCAGGCCGTGCCGCTCCAGCAGGCCGGCGAGGGTGGCCACCGAGTAGTACCGCAGGTGCTCATGGTAGATCGTGTCGATCTGAAGGCCCTCGGTGATGCTCGCCAGGTCGTGGTTCTCGGTGACGAACTCCCCGTCGTCAGCCAGCAAGGTCACCACGCCGTCCAGGAAGTCATGGACATCCGGCACGTGCGCGAGGACGTTGCACGCCGTGACGACCCTGGCCGGCCCGTGCTCCCCGCGGATCTTCGCCGCCAGGCCAGCGGTGAAGAACTCCTGGTACTGCGTGATGCCAGGACCGCACTTCCTGACCTGGTTCGTCGGCTCTATCGCTACCCGGCGCGGTGGTCCCGGGTAACTGCCCAGCAGCGTCCCGTCATTGGCCCCGATATCAACGACCAGGTCGCCCAGGGCGAGGTTTCCGGCAAGGTCCCGGGTCAGGTTCGCATAGTGCTCGCGCAGCACCCGGGAGTTGCCCGTCGTGTACGGGTGATCCTCCGGGAAGACCTCCCGCTGGTCCGCGATGTAGCTGAGCTGGACGAGCAGGCAGCTCGCGCACTGCACGAGGGCGAGCGGGTACCGGGCACTTGCCCTGGAGCTCTCGGCAAGCGGCTGGCGCCCCATGTCGAAGAAGGGCCTCAGCAGCCCGTGCGCCCCGCAGCCGCCGCAGGCGGTGACGTCACCGGTCACCAAGCCTGCCGCGGCAGGAGGCTGTGCGCCTGGTACCAGGCTGCCGTCTCGGCCAGGCCGTCCTCGAACGAGGTCTCCGGCCAGGTTCCCAGCGCCCGGATCTTCGCCGTGTCCGGCAGCCTGCGCGGCGGCGACCCCTTGGCCAGCTTGCCCGGCATGACCTTGACCTCACGGCCATAGCGCCGGCCCACGGCAACGGCAACGTCCGCGACCGTGCGCTCGTCCATGGTGCCCACGTGGTAGACGCCGCCGGGGGTGCCCTGGCCGGCGAGCAGGCTCAGCTGGGCCGTGCAGTCATCGATGTAGCAGAACGACCGGGTCTCCTGGCCGGTGCCCTGGATGGGGAACGGGATGACGCCCCCCTTCGGGTACTGCGGGATCAGCTCGTCCATCCGGTTGCAGAACTCCGGGATAACGTGCTCCCGGCCCATGTCAGGACCGTAGACGTTGTGCGGCCTGGCGATCACCACCCGGTCCAGTACCCCTGCCCGCTCCCAGGCCAGCACGGCCAGCTCGCAGGCGATCTTGCCGCCGCCGTAGCTGTACCGGGCATTGAGCACGTCCGGGACGACGAGGGGGATGTCCTCCGGGGTGGGCACCTGCGGGGCCACCTGGTACGCCTCGGAGGAGGACACCAGGAGCAGGTCCCCGCAGCCGGTGACCTCGCAGCCGCGCAGCACGTTGAGGATGCCGCGCAGCGCAACGTCGAGGACAGCGCGCGGCTCGGCGTAGAACGTCTGGGTGCCCTGGAGGTAAGCCAGGTGCGCCACCATGTCGCAGCCGTGCATCGCGGTCAGGACGTCTGCCGAGTTTCGCACGTCGCCTTCAATGAGCGTGCACGGCACGCCGCGGAGCCGCTCCCGGTCACCGCGGCTCAGGTCGTCAAGGACCCGTACCTCATGACCTTCCCCGGCCAGGCGGCGGACGAGGCTGCTCCCGAGGAACCCGGCCCCACCGGTCACGAGGATTCTCATGCGACGACTCTAGCAGACTTCCTTATTATACTAGAACAGACGTAGCCGGTGATCCGCGAAGGCCGGCACTCGCTCGCGGCATGAGCTTAGTATTAGCCTGAAGTGCCACCGTGGGAACTCAGGGACAACGGGAGAAGGAAATGATGACGGCTAACTGGCGTATCGCTAGCCGCTGTGACGGGCAGTGCCCGCACTGCGTCAGCGTCGGAACGGACGCAGATAAGGTCGGCGTTCGCGACACCACCCAGCACGGCGACGGCACCGTCCTGACATTCAGCACACGGGCGTGGCGCGATTTCGCCGCGCGCCTGAAGTAGTCACGCTGCGAGCTGGCCCTGCTGGGCATGACCAGCCCGTCTGCGCTGGAAAAGGGAGACCCTACTTAGTGCGGTCATCCTTGTAGTCGTGGCTAAGGCCGCCGTTGCCGCCGTGAGCCTTCTCCGAGCCGTTCGGGTACGGCAGGCCGCCGGTCTGGCCGCCCTTGGCCGGCTCCTGGCCGTTCGGGTACACGCGTGCGATGTCGCTCATGACCTATACCTGCTTCCAGGCGCTGCCGTCAGACGCGCCGTTACCCGGCCAGGCGTCAGCGACTGCCTCCCCCTGGGCCCCGGCCGCGCCTGCTTCCTGGATCTTGCGCCAGGGGCCGCCCGCGGAGTCTCCCGCCACGGCATCGTAGATGGTAGTCGCCGTGACCTGGTCCTCGGCGGCGCCGGGAGCGGTGGCGTCGTAGGGCTGCCAGGGCTGGGGCGGGGGGCTGGTGATCGGGTCGGGTGCCTGTGGCATTCTCGTCCTCCTAGGTCTGCTTCCAGCGGCCGGGACCGTCCGGGAAGCCCTCCGTCACGGTCCCGCTGAAGTCCGCGGTCCCGGCGTTGGCCTCCAGTGACTTCCAGCCGTTCATCGTCGCGTCGCTCGTCGCGTCCCAGTCGTGCTGCGGGACGTTGCCTTGCACCGGGGAGGCCGTGATGACATGCGGCGACTCGGGAACCGGGCCGTTAACTGCGGGGTTCTGCATTACCGGCCCTTCCTGGCCGTCACCGGCTGGCGCACGACATTCGGCGTGCCGGTGGCCTTCCAGGCAGGCGACGGCGGGCTGTACTCGTGAGCCTGCCCGCTGGCCTGCGGCTTGCCGTCCGTCGCAGGCTCGATCACAGCCGCGTTGGACGGCGTGACCGTGGGGTCGTTGCCGAAATAGTCACCGGCCTGGTGCATGACGTCCACGGGCTCCGAGCCGGGAGCGGTCATCGCCTGCTCGTTCGACGCCTGCATGTTGCCGCCCTCCTGGGAGGTTGGCACCAAAGCGCTGATCGGGTCAGGCAGCAGCCCGCTCAGGTCCTGCATTACCGCCTCCGGGGATCATAATGCTCGTAGCGATACGCCTGGCTCGGCTTCTCGTGCACGCTAGCCCCGGATGGCCCGGCCACCGCGCATGACGCTGCCGCCGCCGGGCTGGTACCGTCCGCTGCCTGCCTGCGGCTCGTTGCCCTTCAGGCCCGGGAGCTGCGGCCCGCCGGTAGCGTAGCCGTCGTCGTTGGCCTGGGTGGAATCCTGCGGGCCGGACAGCTCGTCGGAGCTGGTGACCTGCTCGTACGGGCCGATGCCGTCACTGGCCTTGGTGTAGGTCATCGCGGTGCCGTCATTGCCGGCGACGTCCGGGACGGTGCCCTGGGTGCCGGGGGCGCCCGTGCTGACGATCTCCTCGTGCGTGACGCCGGTCAGGCCGTCGATCGTCTGGCCCTTCTCGTTCGTCGGGTCCAGTGCCTCCGCGCTCGTCGGCGAGCCCGGGGCGCCAGTGCCGGCGGGCAGCTGGCCGCCGAAGATGGCGTTGCTCCAGTCGGGGCCGGGAGGATACTGGCCAGGCTCAGTCGTCGGGTCCGAATTGGTGGCGGGACCGGAGTACGGCCGGCCGCTCGTCGGGGTCTTTCCTGGGCTTGCCATGAGTCTGGCTCCCTTCCTCCTGCTCAGGATACGCCTGGGGTTACAGCCTCGGCCCGAACCGGGACTGTAGGTCAGCCTTGGTCATGCGCGAGGCATCATCGGCTGGCATGCCCTGGGTGACGGCGTAATCCACCCATGCCTGCTTCGGGTCGCCGGGCGCCGGCGGCAGTCCCGCGGGGGCGGCTAGCTCCGGCTCAGGATCATCCGGCTGGTACGCCGGCGGCGCAGGATCAGGCTCCTGCATCACGGGCCCCGGCACGGTCACGGGCTTCTCCGGCAGCGGCGCGGGCGGCTTGGGCACGGCCCACTCCGGCGTGGCGACCGCACGGGCCATGCCGCCGCGGATCAGGTGCTCGCCCTCCCAGTCCGCCACCTCGAACGGCGTGAACCCCGGCGGGTACTTGTCCCCGTTCGCCCGCGTGCCGGACATGTGCATGACCGTCTCGATCCACATCACGGCTGGCTCTTCCTCTTCTCCGGGAGGGGCCGTGCCCGGTGCCCGCGCAGGGCGGGCACCGGGCAACGGGTGTCACTCATCGGTACCTCGGTTGAGGAGACTGCGCCATACTACGAGCTCGCGCCCTTGAACATCTTGATCGCGCCGGTCCGGTCGACCATGGTGCCGTCGCCGCGCAGGATCGCGCGGAAGGTCACCAGGTCGGTGGAGAAGGCGAAGTCGTCGCTGCGCTCGAACCGCACCCCGCCGACCAGGCGGACGAAGTACTGGCTGAAGTCGCCGAAGGCGATCGACAGGGCGTTGGTTGCCAGGGCGGGCATGAACGGGTCCGCCACCAGGGGCTTGCCCAGCAGCAGGTCAGGCGAGCCGAGCACTGCGGACGGCTCCCAGATGGGACGGCCCACGGTGTCGGTGATCTTCCTGAACCCGCCGATTGTCTTGTCGGCGGCCAGCCAGTAGCAGCTGCGCGACTGGCGGTACGGAGCGATGACCGAGTACTCCAGGTCGACCAGGTTGGCGTAGCTGGGAGCGCCGCCGACGCCGGTCGTGGCGCCAGTGACGCCCACGGAGTTGTTGACGATGCCGTAAGGCTGGCCCGCGCCGGAGCCGTTGATCAGGTCGGTGCCGAACGCGTTGCCCAGCGCGCGGCCTGCCTGCATCGCGAGGTACCCCAGCAGGTCGACGGCGGTGTCGTCAATCAGCTCGCGGGCGACCTGGAGCAGGACGCCGTACTTGTAGGCGGACAGCGTCTGCATGCTGAACGCCGGGTCCGAGGACGCGATCGTGCCAGCCTGCGCCGCCGAGGTCGCGGTGGAGTGACCGGTGGTCTTCGGGACCTGGAGCGTCTCGCCGCCTCCGGTGTTCAGCACGGTGGGACCGCACTGCATCACGCCGGACACCTCGATGAGGTGCGCGATGAGCATGTCGTAGAAGTCAGTCGGCACGATCGAGGACGCGTTCGTGCCGCCGACGCCTGCGGTGGTCAGGATGCGGTAGTTGATGGGACCGCGGTTGGCCACGTCGTGCTGGAGGTCCAGCACCCGGGCGGTACCCGGCTCGCCGCGCGCCCACTTGCGCAGCTCGGTGTCCGCGGCGACGGCCGCGGGAGCCTGCCGGTCCGCGGGCTTGCCGGCGATGGCGTTGTAGGCGTCATCGGCGTCCTTCGCCCGCTTCTCGGTGTCCAGGACGGCCTTGATCCGGGTGTCCAGGGTGGACATCTCTTCCTGCATGGCGTCCCAGCGGCCTTGCTCGTCCGGAGTAAAGCTCCGGTTTTCCTCAGCCGCTGCCTCCGCGATAGCCCGCGCCTCGTTCCAGACGTTGAGCCGGCGGTCGCGGAGGCGCTTGGCAACTTCTGATGCCATTCGATTCTCCTTGAATCATTCCTCGCCGGCTCCGTCCGTACCTATAGCAGCTACGACCACGGCATTTTTGTATTTCTCGGTATTCTGTTGTCTGCCTAGCCCTTTTACTCCTGCTAAGCATGCCACGGAAATCACCCTTCGTCTGCGAAGGGATCTTCCATGTTGGCCTGAAGGGCGAGCATTGCCTGCTGGCCGGACAGGACTGGCTTGGCCGGCGCTGCCTGGGCCGGCAGCGAGCGCCGCGCCATCCCGGTGTTATCGGTCCGCTTGAAGAACTCCATCCCGCGGCCGTCCGACAGCCGGGACCGGACCTCCTCCGGGTCCGCCTGCACCCAGTTGCTCAGCGACTCCACGGCGCCGTTCAGCGCGCGGGCCGCCGCGGTCGAGTCCGGGTAGGCCGGGTCGAGCACGGGGGCCACGTCCACCAGCTGCACCGACAGCAGCGTGCGCATCGGGTAGTTGAACTCCGACACGCCCCACTCGTCGCCGCCCGGGAACACCCGGAACGCGAACGAGCTGTGCCGGACGTCGCCGCGCTGGCAGTACTCCACGATGTCGCCGCGCGACTGCGGCGGGATCACGTCGTACAGCAGGCCCTGCTCGTCAACCCGCAGGTCCAGCGTGTTCGCGTACGTCGTCCCCAGCA